TATTATTATTGTCCATTATATTTATATAGGATGTTATCCCGTCTAATTGATATCTATCACACTCAATTCCCAATCTATTATATACGAGAATTCATTATTTTTATTTATTGGAGGATCAACTTTTTTATAGGCAACCATCATAGGCTCATCCCTGCCAGTTGAACCCTTTGGATTTTTCATAAATAACCCTACCTCTTTTATAGTCTTATCATTAGCTAATTCCTCATCAATTAATAATCTAACTGTAAAGGTATTATCATGTAAGGATGTAGTGTATCCATTAGGAATACTTAAAACATCTTGAGCAGACGTAATATAGTAAGGTTTTTCAGCATGTATAGTTTGATAAGGGGAGGCACTAGTACTATACTCAAACTGATAATTCGCTATATAAACCTCCTCTCTAGGAGTAACCTGATGGTTCGTATTCCCCACTAATTCCCCTCCCACTATACCAGAAACACTACTTACCATAGGAAATATTTTAGGTACACAGTCAGTGCCAGAAAAATTTCCAGAGCTTGGATAAAAAATTGAGTTAGGAACCCCCACTAAACTAGCAGAAATTCTATAGAACTGCCCACTTGGGCCGAACCCGCTATTAGAGGTATCATAACAGTCTGCCCCTGGCCCACTCCTTGTTGCATAGGTAGGATGATCTTCATAGGTATACATCTCTCCAGCACTGCATTCCACATTAGCTGACAATGTTCCACCAGATACACCAACACCATAAATAGATTCCCACCTATTAAAGCAAGACACATCCTTAGCTACACATTCTTCGAATCCAGTACTACCGCTTAACACTGCTGGTGGATACCAACGATCAATATTATCCATATCATATCTGTATCTAAAAGTGGCTCTATTCTCTCCAGCGATAGAATCCCCAATAACTCCACTACTTATCTTATTAAATAGTTGTAATTCAGATGTTAACGGGGTCGAAGAAGAAGTAGATAAACTAGATAAATAATATGTTGGGGAGATGTAGATAGAGTGAGTCTGATTTTCTCTTATACTATTCCAAATAGGATGAGTTGTATTATCACTATAAACATACTTAGGATTAGTGGTTATACTAGATTTTACAATCCCAGAAACATTTCTGTTTGCAGTATAAGAAAATTTATATGTAGGAGGCACATACGAGGGACCAGAAGCAGTAATATCTACAGTACTTGAAAGAGGCCAAATACCAAAATTATTTTTATCGGATGAGAATACTGGGTCGTTAGCAATCCATATCGAAGAGGGAGTATATCGTATGCTTTCGTTCATTCCATCGTCGTAAGTTCTAAAATTATTAGAATAGTCTACTGAAATTTTAGTATCTTCAGGAGGATCTATAAAATTATCAAACACTTTAGTTCTGTGTAGAGGGACTATAGACCCCACCCCATAAACATTTTTAGTTGTAACAGCAATTACACTATCTCTACCATAGTCTAAAAGAGCCATAGGATCTTTAAGGGACCAGACATGTTTCCTTAACCTCTCTTCTGGAATATCAGTGGATACGTCATAAGAACTTAAATTATAACTGTCTTCCCCTAACTGAAAATATCTAAGCTGAAAATCATTTATATCTGTGGATCCAACATTAGACAAAATATCTGTCATTCCTAGAGAGAATCCAGTAGTTACCATATTAGAATCTTCATAGATAACTTCGGTTTCTCCAGTCTTTTTGCTGACTTTTTTTATTCTAAAATGTCCTCTCATAGGAAAGAAATCCTCCAATGTATCTCCAAAGGAGCATAGTTACCAACTAAACCTATTTTATCTGCCCCACCAAAAATACTCTTATCTTTTCCCTCACACTTTACAACATTATCATTTAATATTATTTTACTAAATAGTTTATATCTTCTAGTAGGCTCCTTAGCAATGTTACTAGTATCATATATTGCACTGTAAGGGGGGTTGTCTAAAATATTAATGTCCCTAATTGCTTTTTGGTCTATACCCCACAATCCTATTATATCCACCCCTCCAAAAATATTTAAAAGTGGGGAATCTTTTTGTATTCCTGCTGCTACATTACCTATTTTTGCTATGTAAGAAATATTTCCTGTTGATGAAAAATCAGAATCAACGCTCTTAACAAACAAACTATCGGAGGCCGCTACCTCTGGCAACAGAAAACTAGATGCTCCATTACCTGATAATGCCCAAAAGCCATACCTATCTATACTGCTGGGGGTACCTACAATTCCATTGTATAATAACTGTGATACTAATGGAGAGGAATACCCAGACATAGCTAAGGAAGATAAACTAGTTATGTATTGTGTCGCGATGGGAAGATCTGTTCTATCTACATAAGCTCCTAGATAAGCTACATGCCTCCCTAACCCAGTATTTGAATCATCGTAATGCGTCCATCCCGTATCAAAAGAACTTAAATATAGATTAGAAGATAAAGATATAGCGGCAGGAATCTGTCCCTTTATAAAGTTTATACCTAAAGCTTCTTCCACAGGAGTTCTGGCAAAGGGAGTAAGCTCTCTATCTTGGTAACTAACTGGTGGACGCAATCCAGAGGTCTCTGGTAAGTATGCTGAAGCTCCCTTATCTAAAGGAGCATCACCGTATACAGAGGATAGAGATCTTCCACCAGTCCCACTCATCACATTATAAACATATTTATATACAGTACCATTATGACCATAAGGCTTAGTATCATTTAATAACGAATAAGCCAGAGTGTTATCTCTACCCACTGATTCAGAAGCAGTGTTTACATATTCTGTAGGGACCTTCCCTAATTCTAATTGTGGTCTAGAGATATATATGGATCCTGCACTAGAATCTACAGCAGAGGAACCATACGATGTTGGCAAGAATCCTCTATATGAGGGGTATATACGGGGAGTCATTGCTGAAGGATCAACCTTCCCTCCTCCTTGTAAAACTGTGGTATATACTCTATACCAATCATTACTAAGTTTTTTAATTCCTCCTACACCAGTTCCTGGCTGAGTATAATCATGAAACCTATTAGGAGCCAAGGAAGCTTCTCCGTACTCATTCCATTTCACAACCGTAGCATAGAAACCTCCCGCTGCCTGACCAACACCAGGAATAATAACACTATACCCACTATAGTCTGGACCACCAGACATCCCAACAGGTGGACTATCTCTGTTCATTTTCATATCTACAGAGAATGTAAAATTAGCCCCACTAAAGTAAGGCTCATCAAAAGCACTTGCATGACCAGCGTACCCAGCACTACCATCAATATTTATTATCTGAGTAAAATACCCAGCAGAAGTAGTAGCCTCTACTAACATCCCACTAGTCCCAGAAACAGGACCTATAGTGGCTCCTGGGGTAACTATAACTTCATTAGAATCATCCCAATACTCTGTACTAGATAATACAGAATTAAGAATTAAGTTAGTAGTACTATAAGCGTGTTGGTTTTTCTTAAATTGCTGTATATCTTTGGACATAGAAAATGCTTGAATCTCATAGTTTGAAGCATCTAATGCGTGATTATTACTTAACTGGCTACTGCTATCTGTTGGGAATTTTATAGAAGATGGGGTAGTTAATAAGTCAGTTATCTGTTCTGAGAACCCAATAACAGTCATGTTATTTTTCTTGTATACTAATTCCTTAGTACCCTCAGATGTTAACTTGTATATTTCTACTACGCCCTTCATGATGTTATATTTATTGTTATTTGTCCAGGGAAATTGTCTGTTCTGTTAGAAACAACTAAGTTGCCTCTTGGTTCCCAGTGATTACCTTCAAGGGGCCAGAATACTGGTACCTTGTTATTTACTAGTAAGTCCTCCTCTATTACAGGATCTCCAGCAGAGTAATTGTGATAAAATGGATAAAACATACAATTTGATTTATATAATAAACCACTTGCGGAATCCATAACTGATTTTGTGGGGTTATATACAGGACGAAGGATGGCGTTAACTCCTGCATACTTTAGTCTCGTTGGATTATTCCTATCATCTCGTACCATCCAAAGTATACTAGAGCCTCCAAGATTTATCACTCCGCTAGATACCTCAGGTGCTTCCCCAGTGTCTGGACTTATCTCATATCCAGAGGTAACCCATGTATTACTACCTGTTCTATAAAATATAGCCCCCGCACCAGAATCCCCAGCACCGTGAACTATGGGATAATCAGGATCTCCTGGAACTCTACAGTTGGAACCTTTATCTCTAATGGCAAATCTTACGTACTCAACAGGGGTGTGATCTATAGGGTTATTTGCTGTAGGTTCAGTTATGTAAGCATAAAATAAAGTATATCCTATCACATCAATGTAATCTATTCTTCCATCTGTATGGTATTGAGGAGTTAAATCTTTTCTTATATAGGATATTTCATCTTGTCCTTCTGTATTTATACATGGATTCATGTAATCAGAAGCTTGATAATAGAATACGGGTAATGAACTTCCATTAAGAACACTAACGGTAGAGGGGGTTAGTTTAATTGGGTCAGGATAATTTTTAAGAGCATTCTTATCAAATAATGGACTGTTACATACCCAGTGCCCCTCACCAGGTGTACCAACCCATTGATCGCCATCCTCTTCAAAACATGGCTGATAGATACCAGGACCGCCTATATGGTCCCAGTGGAAGCTATTTGCTATCATGTTATCATTAACAGCACTAACAAAAGAAAAACTACTAGGTCCCTGACTACTAAGCTCTACCTGTTCATATATAGCAGATAGAATTATGGTTTTACCAGCAGCAGCGGCATGGGCAGACACGTATATCCCAGGAAATCCTGACGGGGGAGTTGCAAAAGTTTGAGTTAGTTCATGACCTTGACCTATTTCAGTTCCCCCAGATGTAGTCATTCTCCAATCTTCACCAGAAACGGCAGTTCCCCCAGCAGACCAGTACCAGTAACAGGGCTCATTCAAGAATGGTACTCCTGGGCCAGAGGCTCCCCCTATATTAGCGGGTATTCTGGTTAGTGCCCCCTGCGGCGCATTAATTGATGTAGCACTAAACCATAATGGTGCTGGGAATGTACCTCCTGAATACTCACCACCCCCAGGACTAGACATAACATCATTTACTAGTTTCTGTTTAACATATAACCTAAACTCATCTGTTCTTTTATCTACTTTAACCGAAGAAGAGGATTGATCATCAAGATGAAATATTAATGAGTACTCTTTCCAGGTAGCCACACTTGGCAACGCAGATAGACCCACACGTAAAGTTGCACTAGTAGAAAATTCAGGAGTATAGATAGGAGAATTTCCACTAATGATAGACCAGGGAGATGCTATTACCCAATTATTGGTTACTCCAGTTCCGCTAACAGTATAGTATATTAAAGCACTAGATTCCAAGGGTCTATCAAAATCTATATTCACATCATAATAAACTATTCCACTTGCATTAGCTTCTCTAAAGTCTGGGTATACCGTTAATTGTCGGTATTTTGGGGTGGTGGCCCCTGGGAACTCATAACCTTCGTACCTAGTAGGTGTAGACTTCCTAAAACTTGCAACAGGAGCAGGTAACATCCCCTTCTCATCAATATATAATTCCGTGTACTGATGATTATTACTTTCATAAGTTGGGAATCCCCCAGGCTGCACCCACATAGGAGAGAGGCTGTAAGGTATTCTACTGCCCCCATTAGGTCCGAATTTAGAAGAGCTAATAAGAGAATTTCTAGACCCTAGATCTTTTTGTAATTTATTGTATTCTCTTAAAATAATTAATGTGTCTTGTGGATCTATGGGTATAGATAGTGTAGTCTCTGTCAATATATTAGATCCTAAAGTTCTACCTTTTATTACTATAGAAGAAGGTTCTAAAATAGAATTATCCCCTATCTGTATAAGACCTGTGTACTTACTTTCTAAGAACTTTAAAGTTGCATTGTTTTGATCAATTATCCATTTTTGCGGTCGAATTATGTCTAGCTGGGAATACAGAAGGGTTGTTGATTTACCCGTACCATAAGAAGCTGCCTCCTGATAGGTTATTTTATCTCCTGTGTCTGGGGAGGTTAGATTTCCTGAAGAATCCGCTGAAAGTATTGCCCCAGAAGGAACTAAGGTACCATCAGAGTACAAGAACCTAAAATCACTTTGCAATATAGTCTTATACTCATCATAATTATTATAATTAAAGGTATGTGGCACAGATAATCTCCTGTATTGAGTTATATCTTTAACATACAAGGCATCTATCATTGCATACTTAGAAGTTCCTATATTAGGATACATAAATAATTCAATCACATACCTCTGATCTGCTCTATGCACTTGTTGATGAACTTGATAATATTCTAAAGGTACTTTTATTAAATTGTTAAAAGTCCTGAATTTAAGTTTTGTTTTCGTGAAGTCTTCCTTATTAACATTAGCTAAAGCATCCTTATCTGAATCAGGAATATAGTAGGTGGAATCGCCAACCCCACTACACCCAGACTCTCCCCCAGATGAGGTTTCAAATCCAGCACCTCCACCCTCTCCCAGACCCACCAACTTGGTATCATTATACTCAAGTTTATGGGATAAAGTATCCCTAACGAAGTCTGGTCCTGTGGAATCAGAGGTAACATCTGAAACATTATGCATTCGCCATGTTCCATCAGGCATGTAATTCCAAAAAACAGAATTGCCGTGCTTATCAGTCTCTAGGTCTGTATGTATCCATACCCCAAATGATCCCCCACCCAAGTATAAAGAATTTTTATTTCCAACCTCTGCTAATAACGAGACTTCAAACTCATGCTCAGGAACTAATAAATTAGTTAACCCTCCATAATCCTTTACACTATAACGGAGTCTGGGGAATCCCTCATCGGGATCTATTATTACTACAGAATTATCTACTAAATAATTCTCTCTCCCTGCTATAGAGGTACTAGGATCTAAATTAAATACACTAAAAGTAGAGTTACTGTTACTTGATAAGTCTGTGAATTCTAAACCAGAAAGAACATAAGGATTTCTATTTTCCCCAGACCCTATACATAAAGAGTCAGAACTCTGCGCTACATGGGTATCCAATCCCGTAAGATCCGTTACTTTAAATGGATACTCCTCACTAAGGGATTTACTTATTAATTGGGAACTTACATTCAACTCTATAGACGATCCCAATACTTCAAAATTACCATTGTATATAAGAGGGCCGAAAGCATGTGAAAGGATGTTCAACCCACCATCAGGATAAGTTTCTAATAATCTAGTTCCTACACCATGAGCCGCATAATAAGTAATGTAATCTTTATACATTTTAGGTATGCCCCTAATAGAACCTATACTCATCTTACCTTTTCCTAGCTGAATGTTATAAATATCATCATAATCAAAAGAATAATTATTCCAAAGATCTTCTTTATACGTTGCGGCAGCATCTAGATAGGAAGACCCGTCTAGTAAAAAGTTATTTTTACTTACGACATAAGCAGCTTCGTATTGAAATCTTTTTTGTAGTAAGTTATATAAAGTTAAGAAAAATTCAGGTGTGCGTTCTCTAGCGACATAATTATGGCAAGTAGATGGGGCTAAAGAAGTGGTTCCTCGTATATCAAACATCGAGGACGCTGCAATACTTCCCATATAACGATCAGAAAGTAATGTCCAACATGGGGACCACACAGTTAAATCATAGGGGTAAGAAGATACTTCATAGACATCTAAAGGGTTTACTACTTTGTGATACTTAAATAAGGAATTCAATAACCCTAAAGAATGGTATTCTAAATCCGTTCCCTCACTACTAGCATTATAGTAAGAAGGCATATTAAACCCAGTTCTAGAGTATAAGCCTCCTTTGGTTAAAGTATTTTCGTAATTACGTCTTCGTGTATTAGTTCTATAAAGGTCTGATAAAGGTATAGAAGATACAGAAGACCCCATCAGGTTAAGTTTCTTTAAATTACCATCCACAAAAGATCTAGAAAATACAGGTTTATTTGTATGATCAAATTCAAAATAGGAAGACCCAGCTACATCAACAAAATCTCCTCCAAAAACACGAGGAATACCTCTAAAGTCCACACCAGATGAGGACCCAGCAGCCATAAAACCATAAGTAGGAATATCTTGATCTTCGTATCTTACAGATGGGCAAACATGATCAAACGGGCTGAGAAAATCTGTATTGGTTAATGAAACCCTAACTCTAGGTATAGATTTCGCAGGAGTAAACTCATCCACTATAGCTAAAGCATTAAAGAAGTCTTGTTTAGTGGTAAATACCCCAGTGAAGAACGAGGAATCAAACGACCCACTGGAAACATTTATATCAAATCTAGAGGATTTACCACTCCACAAAGGAAGATAATCATATTTATCAACTTGATAATTATTTATTATATCCTCTTGATTAGGTGGTAAATTTATAGAGCTAGTTAGGAATAGAAACCCGTTGTTATAAAATTTAATATCCCTATCACCCCCCACAGTATGAACAGTAACAAACTCTCTAAATCTTTTACTGTTCTGAAGAGTAACTCCAAACCTAACAAGCTCTTTTTCCAAGAAGGATAACAAAGCTTCTGTTACATCACATTCCATATAAAACTTTTCTTCTTCCCATGGTGGGATAGGAAAAGTTCTGTTCCTGTACAAAAATATAAAATTAGGGTCATCTACATTAAATTGATAATTATTTATACTAAACAGATATGGAAATTNACATACGGCCCTTAATAAGATATGATCTACAACCATTCTAACATTATTATCCATTATGGAACTATCGTAATCTGAGCCTATATGTTTTTGGGCTTCAGGTACTGTCCAAGAACTAAAACTACTTAGCAAAGTAGAATCAGTTTTTAATAAATAATAAAGTAAGTAGGGAATATAGGATTCATAAAATTCTGATATGCTGGAACTTTGGAGGTTAATATCTGGAAGAACAGTAGTTATAGCATTATAAATTCCTTTCTTAGTTCCTTTCTGCTTATATAAATCTACCGCACCTCTTATTTGTCTTCTCCAAGACTCTTCATTAGATCCATATAGCTCCCACCCAATTAAATCAGACAGGTAAGGGAGGAGATGCGCTGGACACTTTTCTATATCATAAAGATCCCCTATGCCAGCTACCTGATCATTAACATCGAAAAATGTGTAGGATGCTGCTTGTAAAAATTTAGAGAATGGAGCGGCAAGCTCTTGCCCAGTGAGGAAAGTTCCATACTCTATATAAGAATCAAAAGAATCTTTTACATAAGTATCCTCTATATCAGAAGGCAACTCAGAGTAGGCTACATCAACTAAAGTAGTTAAACCCTTTAGATTTTGGGTACCACTAACAAACTCTCCCGTACCAGAGTAATAATTTATAGGTAGAACGTCTGATGATATACTAGAGACTGACCCCCAATTGTGCCACAGGTATTCAGTTAATCCTTTAATACCCGTATTAGTATTAAATATCTTATTCGTATAATACGTATCTGCTATAGAACTAGCTACATAACTTGACGTTGATATATTAGACCCAGAAGTATTTAAGAAATAGGCCCACCCTAATAAGTTTATTAGATATTCATGAGTTCCCGAAGCTGTTGGACTGAAGGCACTTACTGTTGTTTCCGCTAGAGAAGAAGAATTTAGACTTATCTTAGGTAAAACACTAACTTCCAAAAAGTTAATAAAATCCTTTTCTTGATTAAGCACAAAAGACGATACCCCGCTATCTCCTGTAAAGTAGGTGCAGGGTTGCCCAGTATGCTCACCTATACAAAACCCTAAAGGATGCATGATGCCTAATTCAAAATCTCTTGAGTTAACTTCAGTTAATTTATTTTTAGGAAGAAACCATTGTGCCATCCCAGAAACAGTATCTAGCTCCGTGTAATTGTCTGTAGCTGATATCCCTAATATAGAAGGTTGGTTTATACAAAAGTTAATATGGCTATTTATTAGGGAGTCTGTGGCTGTTCTTTGTAAGCCACTGATAGAGAAATCCTCGTTAAAGTATACTTCAGGTATTACACTTTTAAGAGACTCTAAATAAGTTCTTTTGTATGATTTAGGCATAGTTAGTATTTATAATTAAATTGTTTAATTGTATAATCTCATTAAAATCTACATAAATTATCTCATCTTTAAAATTATCCACTGTTGCGTATAGAACTTCATTAATACCAAAAATAGATCTATTTAACTTTGATAATACTAAAGGGTCTCCAAAATCCATACTATCAGATAAGAAGAAATTATGTATTACATTAGATGCCTTAGCCACTATAGTACTTTCTACACCCCTAAAACTTTTGTCTATATTAATAGTTACTACTAAATCCACAGTTCTAATTAATCCATCATTAATGATAACATCATCAGTAATCATTTTCTTATCTTGTATTTGGGTTAGTAGGGCATCTTTAAAAGACAAGGATGCTTTCTGTAACTGGTTGTCTGTAGCTTTCTCTAGTATAAATAAATCTATTATATTAGCAGAACTAAAGGCTTTTCTGGTAGACGCTATAGCCTTCCCCGTAGACCCTGCGGGAGATATAAACCTACTAGCAAATACAGAATAATCTTCTAAAGAAACTAGCCTATCTTGTCTCTTAAAGGATAGTGGACCAAATTTCTTAGCATGTGACACGGATTCAGCATCAGCCCCACCCGTAGCTATCTGAACCTGATCAACCCTAATCGCTTTAGCTACACTGTTGTAAGTTCCATTAACTAAAGAGTTAATATAACTCTTAGGTATATTGCCTCTACTTCCACCCCCCACTCTGTAAGTAACGTAATAGCTTGAGTTAGTCGCTGGAGTCACAGAATTGTTACCGTTTCCAAATAGTATTTTAGCAGAATAATCATCTTTGTAAACTACTTGGAATATCTTATCGTCTAATGCAGAAGATTGAAATAAATTTTCCACTTGTCTATAAGATCCTGAGGTTGTAGCGTCTGTAGAGCTTACAAACACTTGCACACTGTTCTGTACAACAGGAGCTTCTTCTAAATCTATACTTTTTGCTACTTCTAACTCCGAAAATCTTCCGTTTTCTGTAGCAAAAGCTCCTTCCAACAAAACAGAGTTCCACGAATTAGAGGTATCTAAATACCAATCCAATGCACTGGTGAAGGTTATATCTGCATTATAATCTGTTAGTGGATTTACTACTCCGTCAGTTGTGGTGTATAGTGTATAGGTTAAAGGTTCTGAGTCTTCTGGGGATGTTACTGATACCACCCTGTTTGCTGCTGCTATCTCTACCACTTCCCCTAAAACTGTAGAAGGGTCTCCGTCTACTGTAAGTACTGCGGTGGCTTGTGCGGAAGTTGGCCCCTTCATAGCTATGCCAATTAACTCAAAAAGTTTTCTTACACTATCCCTATCTTTAGCAGTGTGTATAAAATTTTCATGAGTAAGCATGTCTGCTTTCATAGAAAGTACTGCTCCCATATAAGAGATTAGTTCTACTAACATCAAACCTAAATCAGACTCTGCAAAATTATTATAATCTAACGGATACACAGCTTTGATATATTCTAATAAAGATTCTCTTAATGTAGAGAAATCTGTGGCAGCGTAATCAACTAAAGCCCCTTTCTGGTTATCTGAGATAAAGGCTAGTTTAAGGAAGTCTGATGTAACTTGTGTAAAGGGTACTGTAGAGGTTCTGTTATCTGTCATATTACTATACTAAAATCTAGTGATTGATTATCATCTTTAAAACTAACTGATAAGTTAATCTTTAATCCAGGCATCCCAAATCCTTTTAGGTTATCGTCCTGAAATACCCTAACACCCAATAAATTTAAATTTGGAGCATATTTACTTACTGCTCTAGAAATATCTAAGTAAATTTCAGTTACTGAATCAGAGGTTAGGGGCTCAAATAAATAGTTATGAAGAGAAACCCCGAAATCAGGCAACATAACCCGCTCCCCTTTCTTAGTTTTTATTAACTGTTCAATTTGAGATCTCACTAAACTAAAACTAGACGACTTACTAAAATAAGGATTAGCAGAATTCTTGCCTATAGGCCAACCCAGCCCAAGAATTTTTGGTACTGGCGTTCCTATTACATTTCTAGTAGCCTTTGTTGATGGGCGTTTTCCGTATAAAGCCATTTTATAAATCTATATTTTCGAAGAATGTTTTCTGGTTAACATAGTTTTTAACTATCTCTTTATTATTTAGTGCCTTTTTGTAAATTTTCATACTTCCAACGTATCCATTATAGGCACTCATTATTCCAGTACCCGTATCTAAAAATCCTCCAGAGGACGTACTAAGGTTTACATCCCTGCCGTCTGTCCAGCCTCCNCCTATAATCCAAGGGGTAAAGAATGTGTTATTTTTTGGTCCCTCATCAAACAGAGAAACTCCCTCTTTTTGCGTTATAGTACCTGAAGTATACTCAAAACTACTGAGAGCATTATCTCTAGGGATTATAAAAGAGGGTACTCTAGGAGGATCTTTAGGCGATCTTCCAAATACTCTAGACAATGTATCTTCTTTAATTAGATGACTGTTTATATAAAACTTAAGCTTATCGTTAGGTGGGTCGAAGACCACGCTTATATTTATAAACTTACTCACACAGTCTGACAAGCTTACTCCTTCGACAGTAGCCTTATCAGATACAACAAATCTGAGGATATCTCCTAAAGCATCATTGCACGTTATATCTCTAGCAAAACCTACAGAGCTAGTATTGTATGATCTAGTAGGAGCTATGAAAAATACTGTAGAGGGTGTTCCTATATTTAAGGTGTGATCACTTCCTGTAGAGAAATAAGGAACATCTAAAGTTCCACTTACTCCTGAGGGTGTCAGTCCTACCCCCGAAGTAAATAATACACAACAAGCATCATTAGATGACCCAGTATACCCATCACCTACAGAGGTGACAGTAAATACAAGATTGTTTATAGCTCCACTAATATCAAATGTTCCGCTGGCTTGTTCAAAGGCTACTGGTAGGGCACTTGTGGGGGACGAGGATAGGGTCCATATACCCGAGTCGCTAGAGGCATACGAATGGACAAGCTCACCGTTAATCGCAGACGGTATAGTGTCCACACCCTCTAATATAGCACCAAACCTTTGCCTTGGATTGAAATCAGTGTCTCCTGGGGACACCGAACTTCCCTCGTAGTACATCCTAGGATCTCTAGATATCCCCATAAGCATACCATTAACATGACTAGTAGACTCATCAATAATAATTGACGATGAACTTATATTATCATCAACCCCACCAGTATTCTCACATCCCAGCAAAACTCTATAATAATGACCGTCACACCACTTTCCACCACCAGAACTTAAAGCGAACCCAAAAGAACTTGTTTCGAAGGGGTGCTGCCACCACCCATCCTCCTGTTGGTACAATCCTGGTATATGTGTCCAAAAATCAAGGGTAGCTCCTTCTACATTATACATTAAGTTTTGATAATCTTCTCCATCGGGTAACCTAACATAGTTCCCAGAGTCACTAATCTCAAATTCATAACTGTCCCACGTTTCACTCTTAAACTCATTATTAGAGTCTAACTTATCACGTACTGGAATTCCAGTTAAATAAGGAATTGCTAATCCTTGTTGGAAAAGTAAGCTTGGATTATTAGTTACTGTTTGCGCTCTGTATTCTGTCCCTAAAGCATTACAATTTAATGTATTAAATACATTTGAACTAGGCTTCTCTAAATTTACATCTGTAAAATTATACACAGCTATTAAGTCATCAGTAGTTATTCCTGTAGTAAGAGATAGTATAGGAGGTCCTGTTTCAACTTCCTCACCATCAATAATGCTTCCTGCTCCTACGGGAGTTACATTTAGAGGTGTAACAACTATTCTTTGTGTGCTTTCCCCTGCATGTACAAACTTAGGAACTACAGGTAATACAAGTCCACTAATCTCCCCATGATCAAACACCAAACCCTTTTGCTTTACTAATTCTACATCTAAATTAATAGAGCTAAGATAGGAAAAATCATTTATAGGAATCTCCCCAGGAGAAAATATGTTAGGTAGTCCAAATAAATCCGTAGACTTTACTGCTACCTCTATTTGTTTTTTACGTTTATTGATTTTTTCATTAAATCTAGCGTTTTCAGTGTGTACCTGCTGCTGAAAATTTAAATACAACGCAGAATCTGCATTATATCCTCTGCTCCTTAGATCTTGTAAGTTTTCTTGAATATCATTTACTTTTTTATTCTTCTGGGATATTATAAATTGAACCATATGGTCTGCATCATAATAAGTTTGCATCTCTACTGACTCATCTATATTAGATACATCAAAAAAAGTATCAACATAGGTATCAAGGTCCTTTAACCCATAGCTGCTCCCCCTACCACCCAAATTAGGGGCATGATCAAGCTTCCACTTGTCCTCATTAGGGATAAATTTCAGATCTAGTTCTGTCGGTACATCTTGACCCCCTTCATATTCTCTAGTTTGTGAGTCATAATATAAACCATCTACCGACAGGATAAACCTACCTGATTTTGCCAAAGGAGGACCAAAGGTGAGACGAAAAATAGGATCCTCCACTTCCTCATCTACATCATCCCCGAAAAATGTAGGAATTAAAGACGGGTTTTCTTGACGCTCTAGGAAAATCTCATTTATAGTTGTTTGTAAGGCAAGACCTTTTTTTATATACTCTGTGCAGGTAGTTACCTGTAACTTAAATACCTCTAATTTTCCTGGTGTGGCAGCTAGTTCCTGAGGTGATTTTATTTCAGATTTATTTTCCACCCCATCTAGCCAATCCGAGAAATTCCCCAAACAATTTTCTATTTCGGCAATTTGCTCCTGAAGCACTTGGCGATTTTGCCAAAAAGCGGCTCCCATACCACCTAAAATACCTAAGAAATTTTCAAATCCTCCAAAAAGACTACTTCCAGTTCCATCCACGCCCCACTGAGAGGTTTCTGATAGAAAAGTTAACTTGCCTGTCTCAGAATCAAACTCAATAATACCCAAATCTCTAAAAATACTTCTAGTTACGGAAGCTATAGCATTTTGTGCCCTAGCCATACCTTCCTCCACTCCCATACTCATACCACCTAACATATTCCCAGGTAGTAACCCTAGAATTTCTTTTGTAAGATTTAATATACAACTAGGAACACCAAACTGAGAGGATATTCCTCCTAAAGGATCTGTTAAAATATTTGGATTAAGTCTAGACATATGATTAACTATTCTGTTCTAAGTACTGCTCTTCATTATTTTTGGTTAAGGTATCCTTACCAAAAGTATTATCAGGATTTAAATTAATAGTATCCCCCTTTATATTTACTTCCCCACCAGCATTTATATTAAAATTACCTTGGCAATTAAAGTCTATTTCCCCATCAGACCATACCTCTACACCACCAGTTCCCGCTCTAATCTGTACCACCCCCCTAAATCCAGATGCGTCTATAAATATGCCTTTAGGTTCACTATCATCCTCACCTTTACCTAAAGTGTAAATATTTACTGAATTACCATAAGATCCTATATTTAACTCCCCAGTCATAGTATCTGAATCTTCTGGCCTAGTAGATTTAGTATTTAAAGATTTATTACGTAAATTTAGTTGGGCACCACCCAGAACATCCATATCCAAATTACCCTCATTAGACTCTACAAAAACATTTCCTTTAGCTTGTAAAGCTACTGACCTAACTCCTGGATTAGGACCTTTTGGCCTACATTTTGAACTAGTAACCTTTATTCCATCCCCATGCTCATTAGACATAGAAATATGATCATCAACATCATTAGCAATAACCTTTTTACGGGTCATACTATGCATTTTAGTATAATAATTTAGAACATCTGGTGCGGCTGAATCACTAATCTGAAAGGATCCCCCTCCTGGACTGTCTATAGTAAGTTTTGTGGGTTTTGGCGAAAGCGCATAAGTACCAGCATGCCTATTCTCTTGAGTAGGTAAAGATGCCCTAAATTCTCCTTCTGGTGAGCCTGTAGTAGGGGGATTAGAATTTGCATTCTTCGACGCATCTACGGCTGGGTTGCTTATAGTAGATATGTAATACCATCGGTTGTCGTCAGTAGACTTACAAACCAAAATATAGGATAATTCTCCAGGTAAAGCAGTTATACCTGTAAATTTATGCTCTTCGTGCCCTGTAGGTACACTAATAGAGGGGGACGTATACACTACAGGCTCAGAAAGCTCTTGATCTAAATCTGAATCCACAAATCTAGCCCATATAACCCCAGATCTGGTTACATCCTCCGTACTCTCTACTTGCATTCTTCTTATAATCATATCACATTTGCGTTATTTAAGTTATACCCTTTTACTGTAGACTTATTTTGTTTTGGTGGTAGACCCTCTTTTACTATAGAGAACTCTGAATAGCTATCGGTAGGAGTTATAGTATGTTTAAAGCCTAATATAATGTAAGTACCAGTATATATAGAATCTATATCTAAATCAGAGTTAGGCACAGTAAGTACAGCAGGATTTTTCAGGATATCTACCTCACATTTAGACCCCAAAATAAATCTATCTGATAAATTATACATAGGTAAAGTTTTTATAGTCCCTGTAATACCTCCTGTAACAGCAATATTCCATAAAAGTTTAATATAAGATGCTATCGCTGCTTCAACATCGTCTGGGGTATATGCGGATATAGCGACTGCTCCACTCTTGCTAGTCTGTATTAAGTATTTGTAGATATTTTCCTTAAACTTATCAATATCATAATTAGTAATGTCATATTTATGATTATTGGACTTAACTAATTTATCTATAATTTTCTCTACCAACTCCTCTACCTTAGCCTTATCTTTGAGAGCTATACTTCCTAGTTTTTTTCTAAATGCGGCTAAAACTACATAATTAGTATCAAAATTAAATGCTAGAATATTAGAGTTTGGTGTATTAGCGTTGAATTTTATAGTCTCTGGTTCGACTGCCGTAGTTTTTGATGGTAACGCAAAAGATTCCGTAGTATGGGCAGACTCCCAATAATTTTTTGTGCTTCTCTTGGCAATCTTATCTATGTAATACTTATTAATATTACTTCTATATCCATTTCCTAATTTGGTAATCTCATGAACATCCAATAAAGGAGCGGTAGAGTTAAATGCATACACCTGATTCTTAATCATAGAAGAATCACCAACGATTGTTAATGGTCTTTCTGGATTTTGTATAATTTCCTTACCATTAAGAGCATGAGTATGTATAAATTTTACTATCTCAGTATTATTCTCCTGTAGTACTCTTAAATTAGTGACAGTTTTTTTACTTTTACCTAAAAAATTAAGTAATACTCTAAAAGGTTCCAAAAAATTTATAGTTTTTTTATAGGGAGAAGCAATATCTATATAATATTCAACTTTTATTTCTTCTGGGTTATCAGCATCCACAGTTTTACCAACTAAACTAAGTCCTAAGTTGTTTAATTTATTCCCTAACGATACTATAGCAGAGGAGATTGTTATTGCATCAAATCTGGATATCCGATTATTCTTTCTAATAGTAACAATAGTGGAGTCTATAAAATCTTGTATCTCTTTGGGAAGAGGTATATAAAAATTCTCTATTCCAAATTGTTTTGCATAGTTACTATAAGTTTGTTTAATAGTTTCGATTATTTTACTTGAACTAAAATTTATGGTAGCGATTCTGTATGTGTCTTTTTTAACAACAACTACATCCCCTAAAAGAGTAGCAGTATCTGTTACCTCTAAGGATATATTTTGCTTGGAAAGGTAACTCTCTACTATAGCTGTATTCTTCTCTGAAAGAGTTAGTTCTGCATATAAGTAAAGCTGGGGTACGAAGGTAAGAATTATTACCTCTAAACCATTATCCTCCACTATGTAATCTATATTATAAATATCCATACTAAATGGACCAGCCCAATGATCTACCTTATTACCACCAATACCATACATTAAAAAGTATTGTTTAGATGATTTGCCTTGCTCACTTAGCTCTTTTTCTAAAAAATCATTAGTATCTGTATAAGATAAAGAATGTAATATAGCAGCACCAACGTCCTGAATCTTTATAGTTACTAAAAAGGAGTCATCATCTAAAACATCATGCTCCAAAGACAAGAAATTTGTGTTTTTTGGAGTAAATACGAATTTCTCATTTTCAGAACTTATTTCTCCTGTAGCTGCGAACTCTTCTAATACATCTCTACGGGTAGAGAGTATAATATCGAAAGCCCCTACATTAGATATAGGCATTATATAGGTAGACCATTTTTACTAGGAATTAATAGTCTGTCTCCTTTATTAAATCCTTCAAAAGGATCTTCAATATTATTAAATAATTGAATATACCACCACAAAGCTGTGGTATTATAAAAAATATCTGATATAGAGTCTGGTCTGTGTGTAATAAAGGGCATACAAGTACCTATCCTATGAGGAATTTTATTAGGTATATTCTCCATTACCTGTTCTATCTCTGTATGTATAGAGGTAGTGACCTGTGCCCCTTTATGCTCTATAGTTTTTACTCCATAATCATATCTTGATGGATATTTGAATGCCATTTAAAATCCTCCTTTTGGATCCAGGGTATCTCCTCTAAAAGATCCACCAGTATCCTGAACCAATATTTCCCACCCCATTAAGCCATCTTTAGCAGTAAAGTTAGCTCCCAATCTCTCCTCTACGAATGTATCTGTGTCGTGAGATCTTGCCTCTTTTAAACTCATTCCAAGTTCTAGTACTCTTGGTAATAAAGTTCTACCATCAAATCCTGCCATAGGATCAAATGTTAAAGTATATGCTTCACATACAAAAGGAACATTTTCGTATAATGCACCAAAATGCAGTCTTACTACAGGAGGACCGAATTCTGGGTGATTAACATTATTCATAACAGTAGATCTAATAGCTGAAACATATTCTATAACGGTGTCGATGATAATTCTTCTCTCCTGAGCGGCATCACTATTTATAGAATGTATTGGGGAATTAAATCTTAAAGAATCATAGAGTTGTTTATCTCTACCCTCTAAAATATCTTCATAAAATAAATCATAATCTATGGCTGTGCCCATCATTCTTTGGGTTCCTTTTCCAAATTGCTCAAACTCAGGTCCCATCGTGCCCTCACTAGCATAGTGTCTCTGTAATTTACCTACAGTATGTCCGATTATCTGCGTCTGTTTATCTTCTTTACTTAAAGTAAGGCTATTAAGTCTATGTTGTCTTTTTGAACTATATAAATGAGGTAGAGTTATTTTAAATTTTAAATCTATTTTTCTAGAATTTGCTCCAAGGTAACCAAAACTGTTAGAAGCTCTTCCTATAGGAGAATAAGTACTTAATCTCGCTTCTTTAGATTCTTGTATCATGGGGTTCTCGAAGAAAGGGATAGTTTTGGTATGTATTTCATCCCCTTCAAAATAGTTTAATACTATCTTCCCAACCCAATCTGATCTCCCTAATGTAGGGGTTATTTTATCTCTAAATACAGCCATAGTTAATCCTTATGCATCTCTTATTGCGGGGACTTTCCTCCGTCTAGGAGGACTTAGAATACCATTCTCCACAAGCCATTCTATCCCTGCTATTATACCAGACTTAGAACCTTCTTCTGTACCTGCTCTAGAACTATCTCTATACTCATTTGGAGTGAATGATACAATCTTAGCTTTTGGGGAGTCAACAGGCTCGAAACGAAGAGGCTTGTCCTCCTCAAACCCAGGCAATAATTTTCCCATAAAATCTCTAATGAAATCTGCTCCGATGAGTGCCGCAGTAATTCCTTTGAACACAACCCCTAATGATGTTTTTCCCATAAGTTTTACCGCAGCGGCCCCAGCCTCACGGAAATTAGCCATTTCTGTTGATATACCTTCCATATCGTCTCTAAGATCCACTAAAGTACGCCTTCCACCCTCTAAAAACATATCTTTAAGCATATCATTAGCCTTTACTAAGGATTCTGTATATGTATCTACAGCATCCTTGAAGCCAACTGTTGTAGCTATTTCCTCTTCGGCTTTCTTACGATCAGGATCATCAAAAGCAGTTCTCATAGAGATAGCTAAATTAGTTAATTCTCCACCATACATAGCTATTCCTCGTTCAAAAAGAAGTGGATCCATAAAAGGTGCAAATCTCTCAGCAAACTCCGCTGGGACACGTTTTGATACATCTTGCATAACAGATAAGAATTCTGCTGGGGTTTGACCTTTTTTAAGTATTTCTCTCCCAGCATCTATGGTTCCAAACAGAACAGCTTTTCTAATGTCGTCAGGATGTATAAGCTCGTCAGCTAACTTACCCATAGCAATACCTTGTTGTGGGGACAACCCCGCGACCTCTATAGCCCCTAGGACATTCTGGATTAGCTGTTGGTCCATACCCATAGCTTGCATAACGCCCTCAACATCACCTAACTGCTCTAAGGCTCTTATAGCTGCCCTTGCTTGTGTAGAGGTATTTTCGTTTATACTTGCTATACCTTTACCCATTATCTCTAAAGTTTGTTGAGTAGCTCCCTTGGCTGAAAAATCAGCCATTAATTTAATTAACTCTTGCCCTTGTTGACCTTGCTTATCCATAAGAACAATACTGTCTCTTAAATCTACATCTATATTTTTATACCCTATTCTATGGAGAGCTATTTCTGTTTCTAAATGCTCATCCAAAGCCCCTATCTTAAATGTTTGGTCATTAATCCGTTCAGCAAGCTTATCCATATCTAATCTAAGATCAGAATTAGATACAGCTATGTTATCTAAATATAAAACATTATCTAAAGCTATACTTACTAACTTTAGCGCGGCTCCTGCCACAGTCTCAATTACCTTAAACAAAGAAGCTTCGTTTAATTGTTTATCTGTTTGAGTGGCATTATGGGCGTTTATGGAATCTAAGCTCTCTACCATATCCCCAAACATAGCCTGTTGGGCGGTAATAGCCTCTAGAATCTGTCCTAGTTCACTTTCCTCACCCGCAGCTTCTGGTATATTACTTTCTGTGGTTTCTGCCATTACTAGCCTCTCTTACCTACTTCAAAACTATTTGTTATTCTAGATTGATTCATGATATAGGTTCTGTAATTATCTCGTCCTACTAATGCCATGAAGGCTTTTTTCATTACATCATCACTCTTTTTCTCCGAAGGAGCTTGGGCCTCTTTCTTACCAGTTTTCTTAGATGTGTACATTACAAATTTATCTCTATAAGCCTTTACAATTAGATTAGCTGTAAATGACCATATCTTATTTAGTTTTACAGCCGATAAATAGCGTTTACCTCCATATATAAAAACACCATAAGGACCTCGTTTACTGCCAATAACCATAACCACATGATTACCGTCCTTAAATTTGTCTGACCTATAGGAAAAAAATAAAACATCTCCTGGTAATACTGAGTCTGGGGATACATTAGTAGAGTGGACTCTAGAGGGGACATCTCCAGACTCACCTACAACTTTATCCACTAGGTTTTCTACAGTAGTTAAAAAATTTTTAGAAAAAGATAATGACATTGAGCGTCCTACTTGCTAGTATAGATTAAATAAAACAGGTATATATAAATATGAATAATGATACTGATGATATTAATCAATTACTCTATGAATTCACAGAATTAATAGATTTTACATTAAGTAATGAGTTTATTAAAAGATGGAAAGGTAAATATAGTACTAAGTTCCTTAAGTTATTTCAATTTAGGGTAATGAAAGCTATGGCTGATAGAAAACAGTTAAAGCTTACTACTTTATATACATTTCTAGTTAAGAAATGTAAATATTCTAGAGAGCAAGTATTGAATTTCTTTGATTCTATAGATATTAGTATATACTCCCCAATAATTAGTGGTCATAAAAGGGATTTATAATGTTCTGTAATCAGATAAGTAATACCAAAAGAGACCTATGGAGGCAATGTAGGCTGAAGTATCGTTATCGCTATGTAGACTACCTAGAGGAGACTGATCCAGGAAACAAGGATGCTCTCCAGTTTGGGTCGTATATACACCAGATCTTTGAGGAAGGGGTGGAATGCACTACTTTGGAGCAATTACAGGAAATTGCCCAGAATTTGCGTGAAACCTATAAATTTGGTAAAACCTACGAACCTAAGATAATTACCTGTTTGAAGAACTTTTTGCGTCTTAATGCCTCTTTCCCAGAAAAGG